AGCGAAAACAAGAAAAAAAATTTGGATCAGAGCAAGGCGATTTTATCGTTCCTATGGTTGGAGTTCTTGGTGGTGGTGTAGCTGTTTCTGGTGGTGCATCTTATGGCACAGCTAAAAAATTAGAAAAAAAACACAAAGAAGAAGCAGAGAAAAAGAAAAAAACAAAAACAAAACTAAAACAAGGAAAACCTAAAATAGCAAAAAAAGGATGGAAATAATGTTAAAAAAAATAAAAAATAAAATATGTGAACTTGTATGTAAGATTCTTGGAATCACACCTTGTCTATGTGATCACGAATGCAACTGTAAAAAGGAGAAAAAATAATGCCAGGAATGATGAAAAGACCAATGATGAAAAAAGGTGGTAAAGCTAAAAATAAATTTAAAGATAACCCAGAAGATCGTTTTGGTAAATATAGAAGAATGGAAGCTAAAGAAGGCGGTAAAGTTTTAAAACCTGTACCTGCTGATAAGAAAAAATCTTTAGGTAAACTTCCAACTAAAGTTAGAAACAAAATGGGCTTTATGAAAAAAGGTGGAATGGTAAAAAAATCTAAAAAGAAATATATGTAATGGCAAAACTTTGTCCAGAAGGTAAAGCAGCAGCGAAACGAAAGTTTAAAGTTTATCCCAGCGCCTATGCTAATATTTGGGCTTCTAAATATTGTAAAGGAAAAGTTGGTCGTAAGAAAATGGCAAAAGGTGGAGTTGCAAAAGGTTGTGGACGTGTAATGTCTAATAGAAAAAAAACTACAAAAAAATATTAATATGAAATTGTCTTTGAAATACATTGCAGGTTTATTTGATGGAGAAGGATGGATAACTGTAAATAATAATAAAGGAAATTTTGTTCCAACAGTTGGAATAAAAATGAATGGATTACATCTTTTAAAAGAACTACATCAAAAATTTGGAGGATATTGTTATGAAAGAAAAAATTATGTTAATAGACCTTTAACCGATTGGTCTTTAAGAGGTGCTTTTCAAGTTACAAATTTTTTAAAAAAAATTGAACCACATTTAATAATTAAAAAAGAACAAGCACAATTATGTTTAAAATTATGTAAAACATATTCAATTAGAGATAGTAAAAATAATTGGATTAAAAAAATTAAAAAAACTAAAAATGTAATTGATGCAAGAGAAAAATTTATAAAACAAATTAAAGAAGCTAAATTAAAGGTAATGTAATGGCACAAAAGGGTCTTAAAAAATGGTTAGATGAAAAATGGGTGGACATAGGAGCGCCGAAAAAAGATGGAAAGTATCAACCATGCGGAAGAAAGAAGGGAAGCAAACGAGCTTATCCAAAATGTGTCCCTCTTGCAAAAGCGAGAAGTATGAGTGCGTCTCAAAAGGCTTCTGCAGTCAAACGAAAACGTGCAGCGTCAAACACTGGCCCTAAGCCCACAAATGTAAAAACCTTTACAAAGAGAACTAAAAAAGCTAAGGGTGGTTCTATGCAACCCTATAGAGGTAGAAGTATAAAAGGTGAATATGGAGGAGTTAATTTATCTAATCCATCTTATGTTAAATATTACAAAGGTTTAATTTAATGGCAAGATCAAGAGATAAACAACCACCCAAAACTAAAAAATATTTTCGCTCGACAAAATCGGGCGCAGGGATGACAAGAGCAGGTGTCGCCCGTTACAGAAGAGAAAATCCTGGCTCAAAACTAAAAACAGCGGTCACTGGCAAGGTCAAGCCGGGATCAAAAGCTGCGAAGAGACGTAAGTCCTTCTGCGCAAGAAGCGCCGGCCAAATGAAAAAATTTCCGAAAGCAGCAAAAGATCCTAATTCTAGACTACGCCAGGCTAGAAAAAGGTGGAAATGCTAACATTAGAAACACTCGTTCACAAAATAAGAAAAGAACTTAAAGATAACTACCAATCAGTGGGTGATGCCATGATTGCTGGTGGTTGTACTAACATGGAAACTTATAAATACATGTTAGGTCAAGCACATGCTTATCAATCAATCGATACTGCATTGACTGATATTTTAAACGAAAAAGAAACAAAGGAGAAAAAAGAAGATGAGCAAAGCAGAGACAACGTCATCGATGTCGACTTCAACGGAAGTTCCGAAGACTAGAATGGCGCTAGAAGAAAAATACAAAGACATGGGATCAACTAAAAAAAATGTGGATGAAACCAATGTTGGAGACATAAAAGATGAATTACCAAATCCATCAGGCTGGAGATTATTGGTTTTACCTTTTACTCCAAAAGAAAAAACACAAGGTGGAATTATTATAGCACAAGAATCATTGGACCGATTACGAATCGCAGTCAACTGCGGTTATGTGATTAAAATGGGTCCACTTGCATACAAGGACAAAGAAAAGTTTGAAACCGGTCCTTGGTGTAAAGAAGGAGATTGGGTGATCTTTGCCAGATATGCTGGTTCAAGACTACCAATAGAAGGCGGAGAAGTCCGTATTCTTAACGACGACGAGGTTTTGGGAACCATTAAGAACCCAGAATCGGTGTTGCATCACATCTAACATAGAAGGAGGAAACTATGCCAGAAGAAGAAAATAAAACAGTTGACATAGATACGTCTGGACCCGATACTGAGATCGAAATAGATCAATCGGAGGACAACTCAACTGAACCAACAGCAACTGAATCAACTGAGGAGACTCGTACTGAATCAGTGGCAGCCGACTCGACGCTCGAAGCGAGTGACGAGGAGCAAGAGACAGAGAAAGAGACTTCGAAAGAAGCATCAAAGAATAAGAAAGAAGAATTAGAAGAGTACAGCGCAGGCGTTCAAAGAAGAATTGCTAAGCTGACTAAAAAAATGCGAGAGGCCGAAAGGCAAAGAGAAGAAGCAATTCGATTTGCTGAAATTCAAAAAAAGCAAAGAGAAGAAATTGCAAAACGATACGAGACAACAAATGTTGAGTCGATGGAAACTAAAGCGACAAGCATTAAAGCAGGTATCGAAGCTGCAAAAGCTAAACTAGCACAAGCTAGAGAAGCAGGTGATCTTCAGGCTGAAATTGAAGCTCAACAATCGGTTGCTCAACTTGCATATGCGCAGGCTGAATTAGATTTTCAAAAAAGAAGTCTAGAACAGCAATATCAACAAGTACAAGAAACTGCACAAACAGATCAAATCAGACAACCTATGCAACAGGCTAGACCTGATGCCAAAGCCGAAGAATGGGCTGAGAAAAATACTTGGTTTGGTCAAGACAGTGCAATGACTTATACGGCTTTCGATTTACATCGAAAACTAACAGAAGATGAAGGATATGATCCTAAATCGGATGAATATTATGCTGAAATTGATAAAAGAATAAGACTTGAATTTCCGCATAAATTTGCTAAAAAAGAGTCAACGGATTCGACCAAACCTGTACAAACAGTAGCTTCAGCGAAGCGAAGTACAAAACCTGGTCGCAAAACAGTGAGACTCACATCATCTCAAGTAGCGATAGCTAAAAAATTAGGTGTGCCGCTTGAAGAATATGCGAAACAATTAAAAATCACGAAGGAGGCATAAGCATATGAACGAAGACAATAAAAAAACCCCTCGTGCGAGCCAGTCGAGAGAAAAAGAAAAAAGACCTCAGACTTGGACTCCACCGTCCGCATTGGACTCACCACCTGCGCCACAAGGATTTAGGCACAGATGGCTAAGAACAGAAGTTCTTGGTTTCGAAGATACCAAAAATATGGCTGGTAAACTTCGAGGAGGATGGGAATTAGTGAGAGCTGATGAATATCCTGGAGAACATTTTGATTCTTATGCCGAAGGCAAATACGCAGGTGTAATCGGAGGCGGCGGCCTTGTGTTGGCAAGGATACCGGAAGAGATCGCAAAATCTCGAGAGGAATACTATAAAAGGTTAACTCAAGAGAGAGACGAAGCAATTCAAAACGATCCTCTAAGGGACCAGCATGCTAGTATGCCTATCAACGCTGATAGGCAAAGTCGCGTAACTTTTGGTGGCCCTAAAAAATAATTTTTTAGCGATCACAATTATGCGATACTAAAACTTAAACTTAGGAGAAAAAAACTATGGCAAACAAAGACGCTGCATTCGGTCTAAGACCGATCGGTAAAGTAGGCCAGAACAGAGACTCACAAGGTTTAAGTGAATATGGTATTGCTGCTAGTACCTCTTCAGCGATTTACCAAAATGACCCAGTCAAAGCGACTGCGTTAGGTAAAGTCGATGTAGCAGGTGCTGGAGGAGCTCTATTAGGTTCACTTAACGGTGTGTTCTATACTGACTCGTCTACATCAAAGCCAACTTGGGCAAATCATTTAGAAGCATCTAATGCTGCTACTGATATTGTTGCCTTTGTGGCTGACGATCCTTATGAAAGGTTCGAAATCCAAGTGAATTCTACATTAGCAGTAGCTGATGTGTTTTCAAATGGTGATATCGTTTATGCTGCTGGTGACTCTGCAAACTACATTTCAAAAGTGGAATTAAATGCAGCTACAGTTACTACAGATAGCGATGTCCAACTTAAAATCTTAGGTGCTACTAAGGATGATGAAAATAATACATTGTTGAACGCTACAACTTACAATGCAAACGTAAATGTTGTATGTTCAATCAATGAGCATTTCTTAGCTAAAGGCACTGCAGGCATATAATAGGAGGATAACATTATGGCCATTTCTAGAGGACAACTAGTCAAAGAACTAGAGCCAGGATTGAATGCCCTATTCGGCCTGGAGTACAAAAGGTATGAAAATCAGCATGCTGAGATTTTCGACAGCGAAACATCAGACAGAGCTTTTGAAGAAGAAGTGATGTTGTCTGGTTTCGGAAATGCACAAACTAAGCCAGAAGGCTCAGGAGTGACTTTCGATAACGCTCAAGAAACTTTCACTGCTAGATATACGCACGAGACTATAGCTCTTGCTTTCTCAATCACTGAAGAAGCGATTGAAGATAACTTGTATGACAGACTTGCGTCTAGATATACAAAAGCATTAGCTAGATCGATGGCGAATACCAAACAAGTAAAAGCAGCGAACGTTCTTAATAACGCGTTCTCATCATCTTTCCCAGGTGGTGACGGATCTCCGTTATTAGATCAATCGCACCCAACTATTGCAGGTTCGTTCAGAAACGAATTAGCAACAGCTGCTGACTTAAACGAAACTTCATTAGAGCAATCATTAATTGATATTAATGCATTCACTGATGAAAGAGGTTTAAAAATTGCAGCTAGAGGAGTGAAAATGATCATTCCAAGTGAATTACAATTCACAGCGGAAAGATTAATGAAATCTGCTCAAAGAGTTGGTACTGCTGACAATGATATCAACGCGATCAATAACATGGGAATGATCCCACAAGGTTATGTAGTGAATAACTTCTTAACTGATACTGACGCGTTCTTCATTAAAACTGACGTACCTAATGGTATGAAAATGTTTGTCAGAGCACCAATCAAAACTGCAATGGAAGGTGACTTCGACACTGGAAACGTAAGATACAAAGCTAGAGAAAGATACAGCTTCGGTTGGTCTGACCCTAGAGGTATGTTCGGTTCTCCAGGAACTGCGTAATAAGTACTTGTATTTAAAGTAGTTATTATTTTGAAAGGGCCCTTTACGGGCCCTTTCTTTTTGATAGAAAGGATGAACCATGACAGGAAAATATAAAATAAAAATCTTCACTAAAGAATGGCAAACTGAGTTTACCTTAGAGACTGAAAGTTCTATGATTACGACCCAACAAGTCCATAAAGAAATTATTGACTATCTGGGAAAAAACAGTATAAACTGGGAGCCGAACAAGTTAAAGTACAATGGTACTAACAAGTTCTATATAACCTATGAGGAGGTTAAAAATGGCTCAGGACAACATGGTGTTGTTCGCGAAGAAACTGAAGCTCGAATCTAAATGGAATGAGCTGTTTCTTGAAAATGGCGGACAAGTAACACCAGAAATGTCAGTTCTTGGAGATGAGATTAAAAGAGTAATACGATCTATCTTAAAGAACCAAGAGAGTCCTAGGAATATTAAAGATGGTGAAAATCATCTTTATGCAAGCTAACTAGGATATCTTTTCCTTTTAAAAAGTGGCTTCACTTGACAAGGATATCTTGCACTCTTCAATAATCTAATATATAAAATAACCACTATACATTAATATTGGTACAGACGCGTATAGTCGACGGCCTAGAGACTGTATCAATGTAACTAGGAGGATAAAAACATGGCACAAACTACTTTCACAGGTCCAGTGGTTGCCCTTAATGGTTTCATCGGTGGAGCTAATTCAAACTCTACTGCTGGTGATACTGCACAAGGTGGCGGCGTAGCATGGACTGTTTCAGATACTTCAACACTTACAATTGCGACTGGCACAAGAGCTGGTGAGACTTTAAGTGCTGTAAGTAACTTAGGTGTTTTAGCTTTTGTTGCTAACGGTTATTCAGGAGATGCAACTTATGCATTTTCTGATGGTACAACTTGGAAACAAGTTATTACTGGTACAGACGTTACAACTAGCTAATTAATTTAAGTGGCTCCTTCGGGAGCCACAAATAAGGAGATAAAAATGAGTTTTAAATCAGACGTAAAAGCAGTACAGGCAACTGGAACAGGAACTGTCTTTGCAGGAGCAACAAGACTTAGAGGAATTATTATGAACTCTAATACGTCTTCAGCAAATGGTTCTATTTCTTTAACAGAAGTTAATGATTCAACTGTATTATTTACAACAACTGTTAGAGCCGATGATGATTTTGCTTTTAACATTCCAGAAGATGGAGTTGTTTTTAGAAACGGTTTAAATGTAACTGCTATCACGAATTGCACTGCGACTTTGATGATAGATAAGTAGGAGGCTAAATGGCTAATACTACTTCAGGCACAACTACCTTTGATAAGACTTTCGCTATTGATGAAATTATAGAAGAGGCTTATGAAAGAATTGGATTACAACCCAATGCTGGATATGACATTAAAACCGCAAGAAGGTCTTTAAATATTCTTTTTCAAGAATGGGCAAACAGAGGTTTGCACTATTGGGAAATTGCAAATAATTCTATTACATTGGTTGATGGTCAATCTGAATATACGATGTTCAGATCAACTTCAGATGGGACATCAGATGCAACAGCCGTTTACGGTGTTGATGATGTATTAGAAGCCGCTTATAGAAATTCATCTTCAGTTGATTTTCCATTAACTAAAATTTCAAGAAGTGAATATCAGTCTTTATCAAATAAAACTGATGAAGGTACTCCAACACAATATTTTGTACAACGATTTATTGATAAAGTGACCATTACATTATATCTTACGCCTGGAAGTACAGAAGCAGGAAATTTTATAAATTATTATTATGTTAAAAGAATTGAAGATGTGGGTGATTATACTAACGCTACTGATGTTCCTTACAGATTTGTTCCTTGTATGTGCGCTGGTCTTGCTTATTATCTTTCTCAAAAACGAGCTCCTCAAAGAACACAAGAATTAAAATTATTATACGAAGATGAATTACAAAGAGCATTAGCTGAAGATGGATCTTCATCTAGTTCTTTTATAACTCCAAAAACTTATTATCCAAATGTCTAATACTGCTTCAGGAAAATATGCTAAATTTATATCTGATAGATCAGGTATGGAATTTCCATATAAAGAAATGGTTAGAGAATGGAATGGTGCAAGAGTTCATATATCTGAATTTGAAGCTAAACATCCACAACTTGAACCTAAACCCCATACTGCAGATCCACAAGGTTTAAGAAATGCAAGACCTGATAGAACTGAACCCGCTGTAGCGAATATGCTTCCATCTAATCCTATTGGAACTTCAAGTAATTCTTCAACGGTAACGATTACAGAACCTTCTCATGGTAGAAATATAGGTGATGTGATTGAGCTTAGAAATGTTGACGGGTCTCCAGGAGGACTTTCTTTTACGACTTATGAAAATTCATTTGTTATTATTTCTGTAACTACAAATAATTACACCTTTAATTTAAATACAACAGCTGCTATAACAGAAAACTCAGGAGGAGCGGTCGTTACAGCTGGACCGGTAACATTAACACCATGAATTATAGTGAATTAACATCAAAGATTAGAGATTATACAGAAGTTGACGCTAATGTATTTACTCAAGCTATTATAGATGATTTTATTTTAGACGCTGAAGAAAGACTTTTTAGAGATATTGATTCTGATAACAATAGAAAATATTCTACAGCTTCAATTGTTTCAGGTCAAAGATTTGTTAATACTCCAGATGTAGGAACCACAGAAACAGCTATTATCAGATCTATTCAAATTACAGATGCTAGTGGAGTTGGATCTGGAACAAATAGACAATTTGTAGAGTATAGAGATACCAGTTTTATATCTGAATATAATCCAACAGAATCTCAAGGAGTTCCAAAATATTATGGTTATTGGGACGAAGAAACGATTGTTTTGGCTCCAACACCTGATGCAAATTACACAATGCAAGTAAATTATATCTTGAAACCAACTGGATTATCGAGTAGTAATACAACTACATACTTAAGTACCAACTTTCCAAATGGTCTTTTGTATGCATGCCTTGTCGAAGCATACGGGTTTTTAAAAGGACCTGCTGATATGATTCAACTTTATGAACAAAAATATCAGAATGCATTACAAGGATTTACAGTAGAACAAATGGGAAGAAGAAGACGAGATGAATACCAAGATGGATCACCCCGTCTTCCTAAAACATAATAAGGAGTAAAACATGGCTATAACACAAGCAGTTGCAAATAGTTTTAAAAAGGAACTACTAGAAGGAAAGCATGACTTTCAATTTTCTGGTGGTGATAATTTTAAACTTGCTTTGTATGTCTCTACTGCAACATTAAGTTCTGCTACAACTGCATACACATCTACTGGCGAAGTTTCAGCTAGTGGTCAATATACTGCAGGTGGTGGAGCACTCGTAAAACCAAATCCAAGTACTTCAGTTGCATCAGGTGTTGCAATCGTTGACTTTGCGGACTTGTCTTTTACTGGTGTAACGATTACAGCTAGAGGTGCATTA